TTAGAACTTGCCCCTGCGCAGGCGGTCAACAAGCTCACCGCGAGTACGGGGAGCATCCAGTGTGGCACGAAGTTGCGCATCTTTTACCTCTATGATTTTCTTGAGTTGATCGTTGCGTTCGGCATTGCGTCCCGCTTGGCGTGCGCCAAGCAGGACAGTTAGAACCGAAAGCCCAGCCACGCCCCATCCGATGAGGCGCAGCATATGGCTGGAAAGCCAGCCTTTCAAAATGGCCAGCATCAGCGCAGGCCTTTCCGATGGTCATCGATACGCGCCCACAGCATCACGCCGATACCGACCAGCGTAACGATCAGCAACGCCCATTTAGCTACCTCCAGATAAGGCGCGATGGCAAGCAGCGTTGTCGTGGCAGGCTCCAGCGTTTCCTGCAGAACTTCAATTGCCCCAGCGCCCAGCGTGCCTGCCGTGGCGACCTGTCCGCCTTTGACCGTACGCGAGGCCTGTAGGCTTTGTTGTTTCGGCTCTACGCCCGCCAACACCAGCGCCTTGGTGATTTCGGCATCGCTGTACGGTTGCTGGCCATTCTCGTGCCGGATGATAGATTCTACCACAGGCTTCAGATGTTCAAAGCGGTGCATATCCAGCGTTTGAAGCGCAGAAAATCCCGTGTTCCGCGCCACCGCCTGAATATACGAGGCGGTGTTATTCTCAATAGCCGGCGCCCAGCGCGTGATAATCCCTTCGATGGTGCAGAGGCCGTGCTTGTCCTGATAGGTGATGAGCAGACGCGCCAGCGCACGAATGCCATAAACGGTAGATTTGAACGTGAAGAATTCACGGTCGGCTTGATCTTTGGCCAGCCCCTGCCAGGGATCGCCATTGCGGCGGATATTGCCAGGGTTGTTGTTGCGGATGCCGCGAGGCTGTTTCGTGGTCATGGTCTTTCTCCTTTGTTGAAATGAAAAAAGCCGCCCGTTGCGGGGCGGCTGAAAAAGCGTGTCTGTGTGTCTGCCTATCGGTGGAATATACCTCCCTTGGCAGCGACACCGGCTACCAGCAAGACCAAAAGCCCGACCGTTACCCAGCGCACCAGCGTTTGCAGGAATGTCCGCTGCATAACTTTGATAGAGCCTGCCAAGTCGCGTAGCGTGCGGATATCATTGGCAGCATCCTCGTCAGCCAGTCCGACTTCTTTCAGGGCTTTTCGTGCGCCACGGCATGCGGCCTGCTCCAGCAGGGTTTCAAATTCGCTACGCGGAATGACAATCATATCCTCCCGCTGCGGTGGTTTTGCAGCAGACATCACTTCTCTCCTTTTAAAGATTTATTGGTCGGCGGTATGGACGAGTGTGTTTTCCACCACCGCCGATATTTCAATGATTTCCCCGCGCGGGCGCACGGCCAGAACCCGCGCCAGCACACCCCAATGCTCACCGACGCCGAAGGAAAAATGCGTGCGCTCTTCTTCCGTACCTGTGTAGGGCGTAAAATCGATTTCCTCCAAAAGCTGGAGCTCATAGGCACTTCCCCCCGCAGAAACCATCCACGGGCCGCTTAAAGAGCCATCCTTCCGGCGTAGCACCACATAATGCGTTCCAGCATCGCCAAAGGTTACAGGTTCGGACAGGGACAGCACGGGGGCGTTATAAGCCAAAATGTCTCCAGCTTCCCCCCAGCGCGGCATGTCATGGGAAATGGCAATCAGGTCGCCATAGGTCGGGATCATTCCTTCAAGCTCGGTGCGGAAGGACACGATGCGCCGACGGTAACGGTTCGCCGCCGCCATATACATGCCCTCACGGATCGCCTGATTTTTATCGGTGCAGCCAAACAGCGACACGCTGGCGGGCTGTTCACCCGCGCTGTCCGGCAGGCTGGCAATGATTTCATCCTGTTTCCAGGTCTTCTGGTTGAAAAATTCAACCTTGACGCTGTCAGCGGTATCTTCGCCAGGCATCACAAAATCAATCTTGAAGCTGCCTTTGACGATATTGCGCGGCGAAAACATGGCCACGGGCAGCGTGCGCGGCTCGTCCCGCACGAAGCGCACCAGCCCGCCCTGCAAAAACGGAATGGCGCGGCCACAGCGTGCGACTTGCGTCAGCGCGTCCCACACGGTCAGTTTGCGGTCGAAAACCCCGTTAAACGTATCACCACGCGCCGTCCAGATCGCATCCAGCGCCACCAGGGCGGAAAGATCAACACGGGCATCAGCCAGTTTTGCGCCGTAATTGGCTTTCAGGATATCGGCCATCGCCCACGCAATCGAACGGGTCGGCTGCAATGCGCCCCAGCCTGTATCAGGATGCCAGACGCTCAATTTACGGGTCACAACACAATTGACCATACGGGAAGAACGCTGCGACAGGTTGTCGGTCGCCCGCATCTTCATGGCCAGCAAGGTGATATTTCCGAAATCGGACTCTCCGACCAGATGCGCTTTCAGGGCGCTCCAGTTGACATCGTTCCCCGCGCGGGCGGAATTGTCCTTGGCATTGGTGCGCAAAAGCTGGACTTCGTATCGCCCCACCGCGACCGGATATTTATAGGTCCTGCGGATGGCCGTGTTGGTGGCCGCCGAATGCGTTTCCGTGGCCAGGGTCGTCCATGCACCCAGCGCATTACCTTCATCGTCAATCTCGCGTGCCTGGACTTCCCACGACACGGCGCGACTGCTTAAACCACCGCTGTCATTGGCGTAATACAGCCCCTTGGGCATGATGATGTCCAGCGCCAGCAGATCTGTCGTGGTTTCGGTCGGATTGGCCACGAACGGGCCGACCCATTCTCCACCATCGGCAATTGCAATCAGTTCCTGCCCAGCGATTTCAGGCGCGGTAACCACATCCGTATCCAGCATCGTGACCGCGCCGCCAGGCGGGATGATCTCATAAACAATCTCCTTGAACGAGGTGATCGGTGTATCCTCGATGTAGATTTGTTCAACATCGTATTCGCCCTGGCCGATGACATGTAGCTGATAGAGATATTGTTCGTTTCCTTCGAATTCCGAATAAGGCGCTGCCCCGAAATCGGGATAGATGATGTGGCGGCCATACACGACAGGGATTGGTTCTCCCAGACGTGCTTGGTTACCTTGCGCCTGAATAGAATAAGTCGGACTGGGCGCGGTCGGGTTATAACTGCTCATGCCGGAGCTGGGCGATGGCGGCGGAATCAAAGCGTTCACCAGCACAGAGCCTGCCAGCGCTACGCCTGCGGTTAGCAACGATACGCCCACCGCACTTGTCACGCCCATGGCCGCCCCCAGCGCCGCACCCGCATAAGGTGCGGCCACCATCACAGCAATACTCAGAACGGCGCGGAAAATCTTCCCGCCACCACCACCGCCCTGCGGTAGGGTGATAAAGGCGATGACCGTTTCCTTTTGCACGATGACCAGCGGCCAGTCCTGGCGCAGGACAGGCTCGCCATCCACGATGCAGATGGTGGGCTTGGAAAATTCTGCAATGCCACGCTCATCCAGCCAGCCGCGAATGCTCTGCCCGATGCGGGGTGTGAAAAGATCGACGTTCTTGTGCAGATGGAACGGGTTATGATGGATGGCGACTTGTGCCATAGATTATTCCTCGATGTGGCGGTAGTAATTCTCGATCTTCCAGCCGGTCATGTTCAGATTGTTCAGGCTTTGAAAAACGACCCCAGCGCCCTGGACGGCGTGCAGGATGCCGCCGCCGTCCACATCCAGCCAAACCCCAACATGGATGGGGTGGCGTGACTGGCGCAACAGCGCGACGTCGCCTTCTTTCGGCGTTGTCACCGTGTGCCAATTTTGCCGTTCGGGATGATCGCGCATGGTGCGGATCAGAGTTTTCATGTCGTTTTCTGCAACGGGAATGAGAGACAAATCGTGGCCGTAAAGCCGTCTTTGCACCGCAACGACCAGCCCCCAGCAATCGTAGGCATCGGGGCCATCCGATGCGACGACCCACGGTTTTCCGATATAATCAAAAGCCCAATGTGTCATCGCGTCAGTCCCGAAAAACGTAAGGCGTTATAGGTTTCAGACGGAAATGCCTTGTTGCCCACATCGAGCATGCGGGCGCGGCCTGTAACCCGTGACGTGTCAGCGCTGACCTCCGTCAGCACCAACGTGAACGGCGGTTCCATCTGTGGCCCTTCCAAATCGTCTGACAGATACGGGCGATAGGTGACCTCAATCTTGCTTTGGCTGTCGGATGCCGCATCCAGGTGCTTGACGATCTCGCGGCTGACGTTATCCAGCGTGATCGAGATTTCCGGCACGGGCGCGGTGTCGATAGGCGGCAATTCAAGATCGAAGCCCATGGCGATAAATGTCACCATCGCCCCTGCGTTCAACGGTGCGCCAGCCTCCAGCCGTGCCGTCAAATCCTGATTATCCCGCACCACCCGAATGGCAATGGGCTGGCCGTCATCATCCAAAAAGGACGGATGGCGTAATTCCAGCGTATGCAGGATGACGACGTCGCTAGGCGCAGAGGCGTAGGCTTCGCGCAGAGCTTCACTGAGCAAGGTATTAGGCATAATTTCTATTGGTACCTAATCATGATTTTTCGATTGATATTTTTGGGACGAGTTTCTACACCACCTGTGCTATCAGAAATCCACGTTCCCTTGGTTGTTCCGGCAGATGCAGCTCCTCCGTTATTAGAGACAACATTTTGTCTCTGCGTTGGGCTAGCGGCACCATTCCAATAATAACTGGTATGGGTATGCTCTTTAACTTCATCTAACTGTGACGATCCAACCTTATCACCACCCACCCGCAAAGCTGCATCCAAATCAATCCCTGCACCATTATCGTGAATACGAATAAACTGTCCTCTAAGGTCAGGAATCCTAAAAGTATTTGTTCCATCACCGCCAGAAAACAGACCTTTTTGCCCCCCTTCCCAGTCAAGGTGTGGGATAACAAGATTATGGGAGTTGGCCCAGTTCCATAACTGAGGATATTGATTACGAGCAAGCTCCTGCCCCTCTTCAAATATCCAATTTTCTGGAGCTGCAGACAACATTGTTATTTTTTCATCACCTATCTGTGATAACAAATTAACAATCTCTGCCTGCAT